AACCTGGTTTAAATGCCCTGTTCGGTTTGGAGTACGCACGCTACGAAAACGAAGCAGCTCAAATTTTTGAGCAAGAATCAAGTGACAGAGCTTTTGAAGAAGAAGTTATGCTAGTTGGTTTTGGACAAGCTAATGTAAAAGCAGAAGGATCAGCAGTAGGTTTTGATACCGCTTCTGAATCTTTTACTGCTAGATACACTCACGATACAATCGCTTTAGCGTTTGCATTAACTGAGGAAGCTGTCGAAGATAACTTGTATGATACTTTATCAGCTCGTTACACAAAAGCCCTAGCAAGATCTATGGCTTACACAAAACAAGTTAGAGGCGCTAACGTATTAAACAATGCGTTCACAGTGACTGGTGGAGACGGAGTTACATTAGCTAACACTGCTCACCCAACAGCACTAGGTGGCACTTTCTCAAACAGAAGTGCAACTGATGCGGACCTTAACGAAACCTCATTAGAACAAGCGATGATTGACATTGCAGGTTTTATCGACGAAAGAGGGCTAAAGATTGCAATGAAAGGACAGAAATTAATTATTCCTGTTAACATTCAATTTGTAGCTGATAGGATCTTAGAATCCACACTCAGAGTTGGTACTGCTGACAATGACATTAACGCTCTGAAAAATATGGGGATGCTACCAGGTGGTTACACAGTTAACCATTATCTAACAGATACGGATGCATACTTCATTAAAACAGATTGTCCTAATGGCTTTAAACACTTCACAAGAGCTGCCCTTGCTACTGGCATGGAAGGCGATTTTGACACAGGAAATATGAGATACAAAGCTAGAGAGAGATATAGCTTTGGTTACTCAGATCCTAGATGTGTTTACGCTTCTAAAGGTTCATGATCTAATACTGGATCCTCCCAGATTAAAGAAGGCGGTTGCAAGACCGCCTTTTTTATTTTACAATACAATTTACTCAAGACTTAACAAGACAACTACAAGGAGGTTGACATGGGTACAACTACATTTTCGGGACCAGTCAAAGCTGGTACTATAAGAGAGGGTGCAGGCACAAACACAGGGTTTGTTGTTATGGCTCAATCAGCAGAAGTAACTGAAGTAAATGCATTCGGCACGACTTCAATTATTATTCCTGCTAATTCACAAATAGTAGACATAAAATGTTTAGTAACTACTGCTTTTGATGGTACAACTAAAACTCTAGACGTAGGTATTTCAAGTGATACGGATTTATACGTTGATGGAATGAATACTTCTGCAGTTGGTTTAGTCAACATGACTGCTGCTACAACTGGCACAGAAGCAAATTGGAAAAACGTTGGTGCATCTGACGTTACTATTGTTTTTATTTCACCACAAGCTGGAAACGGTGCAGGTGTTTTAACTGTAGAGTATATTCAAAATAGAAACTTATAGAGGTTAGTATGGGTATGATCTATACAACTGAAGGAGTATCTACTTCAACTATTACTGCTACTGGTGATGTTACATCAGTTCCAGCTAGAATATTAAGTATGTATATTGTAGGAGCAGCTAGTGCAGGGTCTGTTGTTTTAAAAGACTCAAGCGGTGGTGCAACATTAGCCACTATTAATACACCAGCGGGAGCTACACTAACTCAAAATATAGACTTTGGTTCCGAGGGTTTAAACTTTAAAGTAAAACCAAACGCTACATTAACAAATATCGCATCTGTGTTTTTTGTAATAGGCTAGTATGGCTGATAAGCAACCAAAACGAAATAAAAAAAACTTCCGCCCCACTAAATCTGGGGCGGGAATGACTAAAGCTGGGGTTAAAAAATATAGAGCGATGAATCCTGGATCTAAATTGAAAACAGCAGTTACAGGTAAAGTTAAAAAAGGATCTAAAGATGCCAAAAGAAGAAAATCATATTGTGCAAGAAGTGCAGGACAAATGAAACAGTTTCCAAAAGCCGCAAAAGATCCTAATTCAAGATTGCGTCAAGCAAGAAGAAGATGGAAATGTTAAATGAAAATATCAGATAACACAGCGATAAGCATGCCCATGAGAAATCTCATTGGCCTAATCATGGCCATAGGGATAGGGATATTTGCCTACAGTGATTTGACACAGAGGCTGACTCAACTTGAAACTGCAAGACAATTAATGGAAGCTGACTTGTTAAAAAAAGCTGAGCAAACGCCCGTAAATCAAGAATTATACATGTTAATCGAGTTTCTATCTGGACAAAATGAGGTTATGGAAAAAGAAGTGCAATCTATTGAAAGTAATAATATAAATATAGAATTTATAAAAACTCAATTGGAAAAAATGCAAACAGACGTAGAACATTTAAAAGATAAAGTGAGGCAAAATGGAACCTACTAGCGTAATCGCCGTCGTGTTTAGTTTATGCATGTTTGTCAATGATTCGTTGGATGGTCATATGATGACAGATGGACTATCAAAATGCTTGAAAGCAAAACGTGAAGCCGAAAGAAATTTGGCAGAGGGAAGATCAAATGTTATTCGTTATGAGTGTGGTCAAGTCAAAGCAGAGCTTAGACCAGATGCAGAAGGAAATTTAAAAATATATAAAATTATTGAAGATAAATATTAATGGAACCAGTAACAATAGTGTACATAATATTTGGTGCTCTTTGGATAGCAGGCGCTATAACGTATTTATAGATTATGGCTACAAAACTTCCAAGCAACGAATATTTTACACCAGTTAAAAAAAGAACGAGCATAGGTAATTCATCTCGTTCAAGACCAAAAAATAAACATAAGAGATTGAATTGGAAAAAATACAACCGACAAGGCAACAGATAATAGAAGACGTTAGGCTTTGGTCTAAAAATTATTTGGAAGTATCTAATGTGCATTTAGGAGGATTACCTGCTTGTCCTTTTGCAAGAAAAGCTTGGGCTGATAATAAGGTTTGGATTGCTGTTAAAACTAAACATAGTACTTACAAAAAAGAATTAAATGATTGCTTAAAAAATCTTGATTTTAATAAAAAAGAAATATTAATATTTTGTGATCCATATTACAGTTATTCTCCTGACGAGCTTCATTTAGCTACAGAAGACTACAATGAATGGTATAACAGAAAAGACATGTATTTTATGAGTTTTCACCCTTCTAATCCAGCCACAGTAGAAGAACAGCAATTTCTTGTTTCTCCATCTGAGGAATTATTAGAGGAGGATACTTATCCTGAGTATAAATATTCTATGATGCTCATACAAAAGTTCTCGCAATTACAGCAAGCTTCTGATAAATTGCACAGACAAGGTTATTATAGTCAATGGCCTAAAGGATATTATCGAGACGTCGTAGTATCTAGAGAAGATAAATACAAAAAGATCAATGGAGGTCTATCATGATGGGTAAAAAGAAAACTGCTAAAATGATGGGTGGAGGCACTGTCAAAAAAACTGCAAGAATGAGAGGTGGAGGTCCTGTTAAAAAAAGAGCTGGAGGTCCTGTTAAAAAAAGAGCTGGAGGTCCAATTAAAAAAAGAGCTGGAGGTCCAATTAAAAAAAGAGCTGGAGGTCCAATTAATCAACATAAAGCTATGGCAATGGGAATGAAAGACGGAGGTACTATGATGTACTCTCGTGGTTATGGCGTAGGCGAAAAAGGTAAACGTACTCCAACAACAATTCTTGATGGAATGAAAAAAGGTGGAAGCGTTAAGAAAAAAGCTGGTAAGAAAAAACAAGGATACAAAGCTCGTAAAGATGAATCTATTGCTATGAGAGTTAAAAAGAAAAGAACTAAAAAACAATTAAAGGCAAGTGCAAATGAATCTTACGGTAAGTTTGGAAGTAAAGCTCGTAAAAAAGGCAAAATAAATAAATAATGCCAACTTATGCTAGCACTGCTAACTTTGATCTTTCTATTGATGAAATAGTTGAAGAAGCTTTTGAACGATGCGGTTTACAAGATCGTACTGGGTACCAACTTAAAACCGCTCGTCGTTCTTTAAATCTTCTTTTAGCTGAATGGTCTAATAGAGGACTTAATCTTTGGACAATACAAAAACAAACAGCAGCTCTTGCAGCAAGCACTACTTCGCTAACAGGCACTGCATTGTTCGGTGCTACGGCAGATGACGCTTCTCAAATTGTAGAAATTACGGATATGGTTATTCGTGATTCAAGTAACAATGAATATTCATGTTCTCCTATTAGTCGTTCAACATATTTAAACTACACTGTTAAAACTTCTGGTGGTAGACCTACACAATATTATTTTGAAAAAACAATTAATCCAACTTTATTTTTATATCCTGCCGCTGACACTGCTTACACTGTTGTATATTATGCGATGTTACGAATGAAAGATTCAGGTGCTTATACCAATAACAATGAGATTCCTTTTTCTTTTTTACCGTGTTTAACAGCAGGTCTTGCTTATTATATAGCTTTAAAATATGCTCCCGAAAGAACACAAGTTTTAAAATTAGTATATGAAGAAGAATTTAGAAGAGCAGCAGATACTAATAGAGGAAATGTAAGCTCACACTTTGTACCTAAAATAGGAATTACTGCGGGGACTTATTAATGCCTCGTTATTCATCAGGTAAATTTGCTTTACGAATTTCTGATCGTGATGGTTTTGCATATCCTTATAATGAAATGGTACAAGAGTGGACAGGTGCTTGGGTACATCGATCAGAGTATGAACCTAAATCTCCTTTATTAAATCCAACCAATCACCCAACCGATGCACAATCTTTACAACATGCTAAACCACAAGTGGTTAGTGTTACTATACCTCTTGGAGGTATTTACATAAATGATGAACCTACTTCAACTACCATGAGTCAAGGAGGTTCCAATGGTGTTTCTCCTGCAATTGGTGCTAATGGTTTTCAAACAGTTATGCAAACTATACAACAATTTAATCCTATTCCTGCACCAGGTGCTTTAGAAACAGTTCAAGTAAGAACTATGCAACCTTTAAACGGCAGTTCACAAGCCAATCAAGATACTATAATGAATACACAACTGGGCACAGCAACGGTAATAATATCATGAGCACATATGCAGAAGTAGTAGAACAAATTAGAAGTTATACAGAAACATCTAGTGATGTTTTAACAACAACAATAGTTAATGATTTTATTAATCAAGCAGAACTTCGTATATTTAGAGAAGTAGATCTTGATGTATTTAGAGCTTATCAATTTACAACATTAACACAAGGTAATGAGTTTGTTACATTACCCGGTGCTACTCCAACAACTATGGCTTTTGTTAGAACAGCAGCTATTTATCCAACTGCAGGAACAGATGCTAACGAAAGAACTTATTTGTTACAAAAAGATATTAGTTACATGACTGAATATTGGCCTAACAGAACATCACAAGGTAAACCTAGGTACTATGCTATGTGGGATCAAAACACAATATACCTTGCTCCAACCCCTAATTCAGCATATAAGATAGAATTAGCTTTAAATCGTAATGAAACAGGGCTTTCTACTACTAACACTACGACATGGGTTAGTCAGAATGCACCACAAGTTTTGTTATATGCTTGTCTTATTGAGGCGTTTAAATACCTCAAAGGACCATATGACTTGCTTGCCCAATATGAAAAAAGTTATCAAGAGGCTCTTAAGCGCTTGCAAATTGAACAACAAGGAAGAAGAAGGAGAGACGAATACCAAGACGGTGTTATTCGTTTACCTTTGCCTTCTCAAAACCCATAGGAGATAAAAATGGCTATATCACAAGCAGTGTGCAACTCTTTTAAAGCAGAGCTTTTAGAAGGGAAACATGATTTTGCGAATGGCGGGCACACTTTTAAAATTGCGTTGTTTACATCAAGCGCAAGTTTAGGAGCAACAACTACTGCTTATTCGACAAGTAACGAAATAACAAATACATCTGGTTCAGCTTACACAGCAGGCGGAGAAACTTTAACAGGTCAGTCTGTTACAGGAGGTTCAGGGGCATCAACAGCATTTGTTGATTTTTCAAATGATCCTCAATGGACTTCTGCTAGCTTTACAGCAAACGGAGCGATGATCTACAACACTACAACAGATGGTGGAAGTGGAACAACAAATGCAGTATGTATTTTAGCTTTTGGTTCTGATTTTACAGCAACTAACGGCACGTTTACTATTCAGTTTCCAGCACCAGGTACAAGTACAGCGATACTAAGACTATCGTAGGGGTTCAGCATGGCATTGATTATCAATGATCGTGTTAAGGAAACCACGACAACAACAGGAACGGGAACCGTGGACCTTGCAGGAGCAAGCACAGGTTTTCAAACTTTTGTCGCTGGTATCGGTACAACTAATACAACGTATTATTGCATTACGATGCAATCAGGTAGCACGGAATATGAAATAGGAATAGGCACTGTTACAGATGCAGCTACTGACACATTATCTAGAGACACCGTTTTAGAAA